GATATTGGAAACAGACAGATTGTATCTCTTGCTCCAAACCCATTAGATCTTCTTGCTTATACTGCCGTTGTTGGACTTGGAAAGAGTCTCTCATCCGCAGAACAAGCTGGTTTAACGGAAGGAACTACAATTTATCAACAAAATAATCCTAACTTTAAGGCAAACTTAAATAAGGTTCTTGGTGCGATTGGTATTGGAAGTGCTCTTAATATAACAAATGCTGGTAGTGGATTTGCTGCAACATCTGTTGTCTACTCTGGTGTTCCTGTTATATCTGAGTATGGTAGAGGAACTGGTGCCACAGTTGATCTTCATGTTAATAACAGAGTTGCTGTTGCTGCAACAGTTGCTATTGGTGGAACTGGATACTCTGCTGGTGATGTCTTGACTGTTAGTGCAACTAATACTGGTGGATTTGGTAAAGATTTGCGTCTATCAATTCCAAATAATGTTGGTGTTATTAGTGCATTTAATACTTTAGTTCTTGATAATATTCAAGGAAAACCTAAAGTTGATTCATCGTCTGCTGTTGTTTATGTTGGTGGCAGTGGAACTAGTGTTGTAAATGGTGGTTCTATTGCGTATCTTAACAACGTATCAGATGGATTGCACTTTAGAGTTAGACATCAGAATCATGGTATGTACTCTGAGAAAGATATAGTTACTCTTTCTGGAGTAGAATCTGATGTTAAACCAGAGAAACTAACATCTTCAGTTGATTCTGCAAGTACAGATGATATGACTGTTACTGCTGTTGGAATCTTTACTTCTTTTGAAAACGTACCAGTAAGTAGTTCAAACCCAGGCTATATTAAGATTGGTAATGAAATTGTCAAGTATACTGGAGTAACTACAAGTACTTCTACTATTAATTCTATTACTAGAGCCGTAGATGATACTAAGGCTGGAGATTATAATGTTAATGATAAGATCTTTAAGTATGAATTGAATGGTATTTCTCTAAGAAGAATTAATACAAGTCATAAGTTCACTGATTCTGATTTAAGTAAGTATCCAATTGATATTGACCATTATTGGGTTAAGGTTGGTATATCCAGTCGTGGATTGGATAGAGCAACTGGAAATGCAAGTGGATTCCCAGAACTATTCTTCAATGAAACTAAGTCTGGCGGTAGTTACGATCAACAGTATGTACAGGTTGGTGTTCCTTATGGCCCAATGGCAACTCAGAATATTCCATTCAATATTGTGAGACCTAATGTTGCCACGCTTCTTCCTGATGGAACTGAGATTACTGCTAAGGTAAGAACATTTAGTGGTAATAGTCCAGATGGAACTTCTACTGCATTTGTAGATCAGGGATATGAATCTGTATCTTTGAATAGTAATAACTTCTTAGATACTCCAAGAATTATTGGTTCTAAGATCAACGAATTAGATAAGTTGGTTGATTTTGAAGGAAGAAAATCATTTACTTTACAGACATCCTTAAGTACTGAGGATTCTAAAGTCAGTCCTATGATTGACTTAGATAGAGTTAATATGATTACTATCATGGATAGGATTAATTCCAAGATCAGTAATTATGCAACAGATCGTAGAGTTAATTCTTTAGACTCAGATCCAAGTGCTGCAGTTTATCTTTCTAAGGTTGTAAATCTTGAGAAGTCTGCTGATGGATTGAAAGTTATGTTTGATGCATACAGACATTCTACTAATGATATTAGAGTTCTGTATAGAATATTCAGAATTGATGCACCACCACAGTATCAATTATTTGAACTATTCCCTGGCTTCGATAACTTAGATTCTAATGGCAATCCTATTGATGTTGCTAAGAATAATGGAAAACCAGATAGAAGGATTCTATCTTCTGCAACTACTTCTGATTTCAAAGAGTATGAATTCAATGCTAAGAATTTACCACAGTTCAATGGATTCCAGATTAAAATCATTATGAGCGGAACTAATTATGCTCATGTACCTAAGATCCGTGATTTAAGAGCTATTGCTTCGATATAATGGAAAAAATAAAAGTTGAGAATAGTAATTCTCTTTATAGGGACAGTGAATCGGGTGCAATTATAAATTGCTCCGATTCTGAGTATAATGCATACTTAGATCTTAAAGAGAAGAGAATGAATGAACTTTCCGATCTGGAATCTCAGAAGAAAGATATTGATAATCTTAAGAATGAGATTAATGAAGTTAAAGACTTATTAAAACAGGTCTTGACTAAATTGTGATAAATAACTAAAATCCTCCCTTTTGACAGATGACAGCAAGGAACATCAATTTAGTTCTAGATCAGGGTGTAGATTTTGAAGCAACATTCACAGTTAAAAATGAGAATGCTACCGCTTTAAATCTAACTGGTTATAGTGGCGAAGCTAAACTGAGGAAACATCCTGCTGCCTCTAAGTCTAATTCTTTTATTGTAACTTTTCCAAACAGAGTAAATGGTCAAATAAAAGTGGCCATGGCAAGTACGGTAACTTCTGCAATAGAAGGTGGAAGATATGTTTATGATCTAGTTTTAACTTCGCCTAATGCGTATAAAACTAGACCTATTCAAGGGAATGTTCTTGTAATCCCAGGCGTAACATAATGGCAGATTATCTAGTAACGCTTAACGAACCTGGCCAATATAATGTTGGTGTAGATTATGAGATTCCCTCAAAGTCTATTCAATATGGTAATATCATATTAGGGAAAACTCCTGTACAAGATGGTGCAGAAGTAACATTTTCTATAAATGATCAGGGAGCTGCATATACTCCTAACAATAATCAACAACTTATTGTTACTAAAAATGGTCTTTTCTTAGATCCAGCAAATGATTATAATATTTCTGGTGATAAAATCGTATTTACAACTGCTCCAGCCGTAAATGATGATATAGTCGTCATTGCTCTTGCTGCAGCTGCAGATTTAACTAGAACTGTCAATTATGTAATTGATAGTGGAAGTCTGCCAATGAATGTCGGTGATAAAGGTAAATTATCATTAGATGTAACTGGAGTCATAGAAAGTATAACTGTTCTATGTGATCAGACTGGTGATATAGTCTTCGATATTTCAAAATGTACTTTTGCAGATTACCCTGCATTTAACAGCATTACTGCTGCTCAAAGAGTGCAATTAACTAATTCAAATAAATACTTTGATGATGTCCTAAATAATTGGACGACCACAATTGTGGCTGGTGAAATACTTAATTTTAGTGTTATCAGCGTAACTGACATAAGAAGGTTACTGATCTCTCTAAAATTAAAATTATAAATAAGTATAGTTCTTAACGTTCTAACCCTTTCAGAGGTAGTTTTCAATGGCATTACTCGTTCCTAATATTGGTGAAATTGAGTCGCTGCGTTATCTTATTGCCCAAAATAACTTTGTCGCAGATATACAGGATAACTCACCACGTAACCTTGTACTGAAACTCTTTACAAGTAATACAACCCCTGCAGAGGGAGATGTTCCATCCGCAACAGCGTACTTTGAACCATATATTGATGGTAACGTAAACGGATATGGTACAACCGCAAACACTGGTTATCCAGTCTGTGTAAACAACAGAGGAGATCAGGATTATAACCAGCAGTATGGTATTCTGCTGAACGGATCAAGATGGGTTATTAAGAACGTTGGTAGTGGTACAACTGCTACATACCCAGAACAAACATTTACTTTCACTGGGCCTGCTGGTAACATTTACGGTTACTATGTTACTCGTGCAAATAACATGCCTGTTGCAGTACAGGGTGTTGTACACGGTTCTAGTGTTGGTATCGGAACTACCGTCACCAAGGGTAATAACACAGACCCATGTATCGGTATTGTTGGAAACTCTTACCTCACAATTGACCCACAGGTTAGTATCGATGATCTAACTCTCGGACAATATGTTGCTGGTAATGCTGGTATTGCAACTGGAACACGAGTTATAGGTATTGACCGAAGTTTACGAACTATCTACCTCGATAAGGCACTGGTTGATAACATTCAGGTTGCTACTGACCCATCAGTTACATTCAGTTTCGGTAAGATCGCTGTTGCTAACCACGGACTTAAGGCTGGAGACATCCTTTACGTTGCTGCTGGTGCTGGTAACACAACACTTGAGTCTAATGTTTACACAGTCTTCAATGTACCTAACGCAGATGAGTTTGTAACAACTCCATCTCTAACTGCTACATCGAACGGTGTACTCGGTCTGAACACTGCTACACTATACTCCAGTATAATGTACGCTGAAAGGTTCACAAACGGCCCTTACAACATTCAGAACAACGGTGACCAAATTAAGATTACTCTAAACGTCGCACTCGACTAATAGAAACGCTAAATATCAATATGTGGGGTTTGCTTTATAATCAAAGCAGACCCTTTTTAATTATCGGGGGCTAGATTTTGACCGTATTTGTCTATGACAATACGAAGATAGATGTATTCGAGACGTTTGATGGTGGAGATATCACCGTAGCGTCTACGGAGAATATTGACTATGGCGATATAAATCAGACTGCGATAATTGAAAGGGACGCAAATTATTTCAATATACATGACTGGGGAAGATTAATCTACAGTGATGATATTGTTCCATTCGGCCCAATAAAAGTAGTAGATGGAAGGGATGAGTTCGGTAGATCTAGATCTCAGGTCATCTTCCCAGCAGATAACACAGTATTATACGACGTAGGTGCTGCGGCACTAACCAGCCCTGTTAGAACTTGGGTTGGTACAGGTACTATACAGGAAATTGGTTCAGGTCTCGAAAGACTGGTTATACCAGATCTCGGAGCGGCTGGGCCAGTCATCTTCACCACTTCTGGTGTTGTTGATGAGTCATATAGTAGAGCAACCTATAATGGTTCTGGTGCGATTGCCAAGTCAGGGCTATCTGTAACAGATCTAGATCAGGTATATCCTTGGAATGGATCAGGTACATTAACGGTATCTGGTGGAACTACAACTCCATACCAAGACGCATATAACCCAGTAATTAAGAACGCTGCCAAGATTAAGGGCGGTTACGGAAGACAATATAAGAACGAAAGAGTAATATATGATTATTCTCGTGAATTAGACGAGAAGTGGAATAAGGAAGATAATGGCGTAGTTATTGTCAGGGAAGGTTCTTCCTTTGACGATAAGACTGTCACATTTGATGACACGATCATTGATCCTCTCGGTAAGGAAAGATCGTTCTCTGATGCTGACGCATTAGAATACGCAGATTACGGAAATATAACTGATAGTGTAACTTCCTCGGAAGACCGTGGAATTATACCAAGGAAATTTGGTGGTCAGATATCTCTACATGAGTATCAGGCAACTGGAATTAGTGCTGCAGAATCTAGACCATTCTTCTATGAAGGTTCTGGTTCTATCTTCAAGTATGCAGAGGTAGAAT